GGCGCGGTAGTTGTTGCGTTTTGGTGCTATTGCTTGTGGTGTGGTGGTGATGGTGTACTTGGTGCTTTTCATGGGCGGTTAACAATGTCTGCTATGCGGTGCAAAAGGTTTGCTACGGCTTGGCGCACTATTTTTAGTAGGCCTTTTTTGTCGTCGTCATTCATCTTGTTTGCCTTTCGGTTTGTCTTTGAGACCGTTAGCGCTGAGTAGCCCGGCTAGTGAACCAGTAAGAAATAGCAGTAGCGGCTGCAATGTGGCCCAAGCCGACTTGTCATTGTCTGATACATCGAGCGGCTGGGTCACAAAAAGCAGTCCGTATATAAGAGACATTGTGGCAACCACAAAAGTTAGAGACAGCGCGCAGGCCACCACAAAAATTAGGCGTGCTTTAATTTGCTCGCTGGTCATGCGTTCGGGGTGCCGGGGCGGCGGGATTACAGGCATTTATCCTCTAGCACTCGGGTGCTGCCTACGCTGGCGGTGTCTACCGTAATTGTGGTTTCGGCGCGCAATGCCTTGTTTTTAGTGCGTGGGCAGTTCACGCGCTCACGGTCGCTACAAGCAACAAGAATGCTGGCAAACAAAACTGCCACAAACGCGCTACGCCAAATCACTTGTGCCTTCTTCAGTCCAGCCGCTCGCCAATAGTTCGGCATATTCTTCCTCGGTCATTTCGCGGACTTCGTCGTCGATTTGTTTGTTTGGTCGCGCCATTTTTATGCCTTTCGGTATCCGTAAACGTAAACAACACCGCCAGATATGTTGCCACTTGCTGAAACAATGGTAAAAGATGTGTAAGAAGTTGTTGCGTTGTAAAAACCTTGTGCGTTACCAGCAACGCGGACACTATTTACACCCATAAACATTCCTTGAAAACTTGTTTTTTCAGTAGCAAACGGGTTGTAAAGGTCAAATACCATACTGTTTGGGTTTTCTTGTACACCAACTGCAGTCCAGCGCGTCGCATTGTTTAATGATGCACCAATTACGGTTGAGCCTGTATAGGCGACGTACATAAGCGTTTGGTAATAACCATTTGCTGGCGCTACGGAACCTAAATAAACCGCTAGGTCTGATTGAATTGAACAAGTACCGCCCATGTAGATGACTCTGTAATTGTCATATGTTGCAGAAAACGCGCCAGTAATTTCAACGCTTGAGACGTTATTCCCCACGGTTTGTTGTTTGACGTACACGAGTCCGCTGTTCGCTAAGTACGTGTTTGTGTCTGAAGCGGTCAACACCTCGCCAGTAGTAAAAGTTTTTATAGCCATAATTAGAAGCCTAATCTGTTGTAGTCAAGCCTGCCATAGAACACGTCATTTAACCGTAGGTAGGCGTTAGTGTCGCCGGCAGCTGTAAATAATGTTACGCGGGTTTGGTCGCCGGGTGTGGCAGTTATTACCCAGCCTTGCATTGTTACGTTGTAAACGTTGCCGCGGAAAATGATACGTGTAACGTCCGTCCATTGTTGGGACAGCAAAATAATCAGTAAATTAAGGTTTATTTGGGTGTCTACCCGAGCGCTAATCGAACGAATGGCGCTATCGGGGTCTAAAAAATTGTTAAGCACATAGTTTGCTAATTGGAATGCTTGGTCGGTGGTGTAGTCGACAGTGTTTAGTACGTAGGTAGTTGTGGGGGTTGTGCCCGTGTTGGCTGTCTGGTTAGCCAAGCCGGCTGGTTGTACGGTCACCTCGTTATAAAAGTCTTCGGCGGCTGAACGAAACTCTAAGCGGTCGTAGTTGAATGCGTAGTCAACGTATGGGGGGGCTACGGTGCCGTCGTTAAACTCTGGCGGGGTGGCTGCGCCGCTGAACATTACGTCACGGCCGACAAAATCTAGGCTGCCTATCTCTAGTGTTGACGTGCTGCCGGTGGTGCTGCGTAATAGGCCTTGTTCGGTGTATACGAGCGTGTTAACAAAGTCGAGCGCGTTGCCGTTGAAATTGGTTATAACGCTGTTAATGCTCGACGTAACAATGCTTCCCCAAGTGATAGGCAAACCAAGCCGGTCGGCTACGTCGTAATAAGTGTCGCCAACGTTTTGTTGTATAAAACTTTCGTTTGTTAATTGTGCGCGACCAAACGCAGCTTGTAAACCTTCGCAATAAATAGTTACAACGTCCATGCTTGGTGTAAGGCCGTAGTCTATTTTTACGTCGCTTATGGTGCCTTGGAACATGGGCCAGTAAACGTCTGTGGGGTTTGGCGGGCTGTAAACACCGTAGACGTACGCCAAAATGGGCATGCCGACTTGTGGGGTGTTTGTCCAGCCGTCGGGGTTGCGTGATGTTATTTCGCATGTTTCTACTTGGAACGGGTCAATAATGCGCCTACGACCGCGTGATATAAAAATGTTTTGTACGTCTGGGAGTGTTACAAAACCCGCGCCTGCGTCAAAACTTACGCGCCAGTCAAGTGCCATTAGCCGCCAACTCTGATAGGTACCGTGCCGTTTGTGACCATGTAGCGGCGTAGTGCGTCTACTACCGAGTTTGGGTCACCGCCGTTTACGTTAATAGTTACGCTTGACGCGCCAACACTTGCAGTTGATACGCGACCACCGCCCATATTTGGGCTGGCGTTAATGCTGCCAAGTACCGGCCCAAACGGGTTAGTGCTCAATGTTGGGGTGCCGCCGCGCTCGACAGTGCCAATGTTGGTGCCAAACTGTGCGCCGATAGCCGCCACACTTTCGGGGTCTATAGCGAACTTAAGCAAAAACTCGGTGTTTTCAATGACACTATTAACGCCATTAACAATGGCTTGGGCTTGGTCAACACCCGACTTGTACCACTTGTCTGCCGTAAGTTTGGCTATACGGTCGGCCGCTGCGTTAATCGTGGACGAAATACCTACCAGACGGTCAATGGACGCTTTACCGCCGGCAAGTAAACCGTTAATAATTTCTAGGCCAACGTCTGAACCGCTGGCAAGAATGGATTGCAGTAGTGCGGGGTCGTCTAGCCCGGCTTCTATAAGTTTTTCTATGCCTACGGCAAGTTTGCCAGCCTTTTCGGCTTGCTCGTCGAGTACACCAAAAAAGGTTTTTGCGCCTTCGCTGTCGGCTGCTGTAGTCCATGCCGCGCCAACGTCAAATATGCCGCGCACTACGTCGGCGGTTGCGTTGTAAAAGTTGTTGTAGGTTTCGGTGGCCTTGGTTAACTGGTCATTAGCGCGCATGAGCGCTGGGCTGAACTGGTCTTTAACTGTTTCTACTGCGTTGTCGTATGCCTCTTTGAGTGCGCGTACCGACTCGGTGTGTTTAGCGTTTGCAGCTGCGGCGCGCTTGGCGGCTTCACTGGCCTTGTTTGTGCTGGCAGTGCTCTTGGCTATTTCAGCGTTGGCAAGGCGTTGTTGTTCAATGTCTACGGCTTTTTGATAGTTAGCGCGTTTCTGGTCTTGGTCAAGTTGCAGCAAGGTTTCTGACCATGCGCGGGTGTTTGCGTAAGCAAGCGCCAAACCGCTATTAGTTTTGTCTAAGTCGGTTTGTAGTTTGCCCAAACGGAAACTGTTGCCCGTTATCGCGCTGCCCAAGTTGATAATGCTCGACCCGAAATTAGCAACGTTAAAACCGACCTGCTTAAGTTTGCCGCCGAAGCCTTCGGTCTCTTTAGTGTTCTTTTGCAGTACGTCTAAAACTGCTTGTGCCGGGTCAACAAAACGGCGTAGACGGCTACCAAGTTCACCTATCACGCCGCCTAGACCGCGCTCGTCCATGATGTTTACGAGCTTGTCTACCTCGTCTAATAGTTTGCCAAGAATGGGTAGTACGCGGTAACCGATGCTTTCCACCATCTCGTCAAAACGTATTTTGAGTATCGCTAGACGGCCGGCATAGGTGTTGGCGTTGGCTGCGGCCGCGCCACCAAACTGTGCGGTTAGTGCCTCTTGGGCTGCCTTAAAGTTTTTAGTTTTGATTATGTTTTCGTCAAGCGGTACGCCCAACTTTTTTAGTGCCGTGAAGTTGCCGTCGTAAGCCTTGCCAATGGCGGTGCTGACTGCCGTAAGGTCTTTACCCGTGGCTATTGACGCGTCAACAGACAGTGTTAAAAGGTCTTGTGCCTTGGTTGCGTCGCCAGTGAACCGCACTAGACCAGCAAGCGCGGGGCGTAACTCGTCGTCGGCTACACCGCTTGCTAATTGTGTTTGGTCAACAAAGTCGGCCATAGAGTCGGCAAGTGCTTGGTTAGGCCCAAGCGTAGCACGCAGCTGCGTTTCTAAAAGTTTGGTGCTTTGCTCATCGGCAATAGCGGCCTTAGCGGCCATAGCCAAACCGCCAGCCAATGCAGTAACCGCGCCAGCGGCAGGCACCATAGCGTTTTTAAGTAGAAAACCGCTCTTGGCACCGAAGCCTTGCAAGCTCTGAAACTCTTTTTTGGCTTTGTCAAAACCAGCCGTGTTAAGGCTAGAGATAATGGGGATATTAATTGCCATGGTTAGCGCGTCCTAGTCGTTACAAGGTTACGGTTAACAATAGTCATAACGCGCTGCACTATCTTGTCTACCTCGTCCTCGACGGCTGGTAGCACGCTCATGGCTGCCGGTTCCAGAGCGCGGGGCGCATTGCGTGGGCCGACGTGCTCGCCTTCAGCTTCAAGGTTGGCAACAAACTGGCCGCCACCTCTGATGCCTGCGTGGTCCCAGATAGCGCCGGCAACGTCGCGTTGCTGTAGTACAAGCAACTGGTATTGCGTCGCCTTAAAATCGGCTGTACGGCCGTTAGAGAACCTCACAGTGCGGGCACGGCTACCACGTTTGCCAACAACGGCTCGAATGCCTCTAACTACTCGTTCACGTGACCAACCCGTGCCGTCGCGGCCTTTAATCATGTTGCCATTACCCATACGAGACAACGGGGTAGCAGTCGGAATAAACGAGCGCGCAGCTGTAACAAGTCGAGTACCCGCGCCGCGCTGAATGTCCTTAGTAATCTGCCGGCGTAAAGTGCGGTCTACCTTGTTGATTTCCGCTAAAGCCTCTTGTATGCCATAGACCTTGTAAGACGCTTCAGCGGGCATTTTGTTTACGCTGCCTTTCAAGTACATCTATAACGGTGGCTAAGTCTGCTAAGTCAAAGTCTATAGCGGGCGGCCACCAGCCCGTGTGCAATAAAAGTTCGGCTAGTTGTCGCCGGACGCTGCCGGCACGGTAAAAGTTTCTGGTTCACCGTCTACTACTTCTAGGTTTTCAATACTGTTGATGAACTGGTCGAGCGTTGCCGGCACGGTTACGCCAGCGCGTTGGCTGGCTTCGTATGCCATGAAGGCTAGGTCTTCCATGCCTACACCGCTGCCTAGGTCACTGGCGCGACGTTTAAAACGTCTTTCCCATGCGACAATGACCGCAAGGCTGGTGGTTACCTCGTAGGCATCTTCGTTTGTGCGTTGTACTTTGAGCCGTAACTGCATGTCGGGCTGCCTTTCGTTTGGGTGTTTTTAGGACTCGTCTACGGTGTAGGTGCCGCCGCGAATGACAATATCCATGGTGGCGAGCGTGCCAAGTGATGCATTCATAACTGGCAAAGTTTCAAGGTAGCCATTGCTCAAAGTAAAGCCGGGGTTTGTGGCTGAGTAGGTACCGGGTGTTGATGGTGCAGCTGGTGAAACAATAATGGTTGGAATTTGTGTACCGACCAAACTCTTTAATGTTGCGTATGACTCGCTCGCTGCGTAGCTCGCATACATCGTGAGCGTTAACTCATTATTTTGCAACCCAGCCGTAAACACTCTTGCAGTTCCACCAAAAGCAGTTGACTCCAGAGCTTCAATGGTTTGGTTATATTGCACCGACGTGCACTGGTCTGACACATTGACCGCGCCAATGAGCACGTCTGGATTTGATAGGTAAGTACTTGTTGCCATGGGGTTTACTCCTCGGGTGTTTCTTCTAGTTCTGTTTTAGCAGATTTTGGGGCTTTAGTGTGTGATTTCTCGACAATGAAACCGCCAGCCAAAAGGTAGGCGACATCGTGGCCGTCTGGGTTAAAAGGTTCGCCGACTTTGCCGACTCTGGGGCTGTTAACTATGTACATGTTTTCCTAACTTGTTTGGGCCTGCATGGCTATGGTCAAGTCGTAAGCAGGATACTCAGCACCACCAATAATGGCGATGGTTGGGCGGCCGTCTTGTACGCCTACTTTAGCGCCAATGACTTTAGCGGCAAGGTTCATAAGTGACCGTTGCGCGTCTAGGTTGTTTGGGCCAAGTGTGATGCAGCGCACGGGAAACAACATTTTTACGATGTTGAAGTTAAACGCCTCGAATGTTGGCGCGTCAATAAAAACACATGGCGGCACAAGGTTGCGCGGGTCGTTGACCACTTGTAGACCGCTAACGGCGCTCAGCGTGCTTACAAGGTCGTCTAGAGCCTCGTTAAACAGGTCTGTAAAGGTGACAGGCACGAGTTATGCCACTTGCGGTCTGTCAATGCCAAGCAGTTGTTTAATCACGCCAGACAAGCCCGTGACGGTTACCGCGCCACCATCGCCAAAACTGGCGAACGAGTCAATAGAACCACGCTGACGGTACAACATGCCACCGTACTGAATGGTGCCTAGCGTTACGTCACCACTTGGGCTAGTTGCCAATGCGTCAATGTAACCAGCCTCTTGCCTGCGACGAAATGCAAACGCATTTGCAGCTGCCGCGCATTGTGTCAAGAATGTGGTGTCGGCAGCCGTCGCGGTGCCGATGCCTAACCAGTCCTCAATTTGTCCGGCTGTAATCCATTGGCATGTAGGCGCAAAAGTTAACGTGCCGGTGGCTGGGCCGCGCTCAACGTCTGCCGCCGTTAAAGCAAACAAGACTTGATTTTGTATCGGCAATTCGTAGTTATAGAGCAAGTCGCCGTACTCGTCTACGCCTAAGAAATAGAACTGCGGGCAAGCATAAACAGTGCGCGTACCGTTGAATGTTGCGTCAACGGCCGCGACTGTAATGCTGTCGCCGGGCTGTACCAGCGCGTTAGTGAGCAGTTGCAATACGCCGTAGTTATCGGCGATTTGCTTGTGCGTGATTGTGTAAACCGCCATGGCGGTGGCCCGCCTTTCGGGTTAAGCGTTGACGATTTTTACAAACTTGGTTGCGTCGGCCATGAAGACTGCGGCGTAACCACGGAATGCGATAGTGCGGCCGAGCGTGCTTGGCACGTCTACCGAAATAGCGCCTTTCATTTGTTCGTAGAACTCGAAGCCCGCAGCTGCACCAGCGGCGTGGCCAACGATGCCCGACAAGGTACCGGTGGTGGTTCCGCCGGCCATGTTCTTGTCAACTACAAGCGTGAGACCGAGTGGGTTACCGTTCCAAGATACTGCCGACGATGTGCCGTAGGCGTTGTATCCGCCAAGACCGGGTGCGCCCACAAACGGAAATACGGGGGAGTTTGAGCCGTCTACGGCCATTCCTAATTTCGCCCAAGTCACTGGTGACACAACATAGTGTGTTGGCAAGTAGTTACTGGTGTTAGAGATTTGGTACGCAGCGCCGTAGATTGCCTCGACGATATCGGCACCGCTAAAGCTCGTAAGCGTTTCGGTTTGTGTGGTTTGTGCTACCAACTGGTCTACTGCGTAGTTGTCCGTGGCCTGCCCGTAGGCGATTGATAATTGCTCTAAAATGATGCTGATTGAAGCGGGGTCGCTCCACCAAAATCTTGTTCGGACACGGTCACATAGGTACCGAACGTGAGCTTGCTAATGTCCGTGTTCGACACGGTCACAGTTGACGGGTCAAGTGGGTTCAGCTGGCCGGTTGGCTGCTGAGTCACTACTGGGCGGGTCACAATTTTTGGACGGCGGAATGTTGCGCCAGCGGTCGGCATCGCCTTAGTCCCGATGGCACTGACAAAAGGCCTAATGGGGTTCAGCGAATCGTACACGCCGCCAGTAATAATTTCTGGCAAGATACCCGGTGTATCGGCAGTAGTAATGTCTGGCGCAGCTGCTTTAATGCGTGCGTTCATTTCAGCAAAAACGCTGCCGCCAATTGACATAGCTGCAATGTATTCGCTAGGTGCTGGCAACTTAAACTGTGGTTTTGCAGTTGCCCACAAAGGCGCTGTAGGTGTTGATGCCTCTACTGCTGGTGCTTGGTTTTCCATGACGGGTGACTCCTCTGGGGTTTCTGTAGTTTCTTCTTCGGTTTCGTTCTCGTCGGTGTCGGGTTCCGTCTCTACTGATGTTATATCAGACTGCGCAGCGATTTGGTGGATTTTCGCATCGGAAAATGCTCCTTCGGAAACCATGCTGAGCTCTGACCAGATACTTGCGCTGACGTGCATAACGCCATCTACCATTGTCCACTCTGTCGGGGTTGCACCGACTGAGACCGAGTCAAGTACGCCATCTTGTGCAAGTGTAAGACTTTCGTCGCCGGCACGGGTGGCCGAGATACGAGCTGCAAAGATTACGCCTTCGGGTGTTTCTACGCGCTCGGTCACAATGCCAATGGGCTTAGTCGAGTCGTGGTACTGCATAAGTTTTGGCGCTGGGCCGTCAACTGGCAAACTGCCCGGCATGAAAAGTACTTCTTGCCCGGTGCTGGTACGTGCAGCCACGTTATATGGCGCGGCTAAACCGTAAATTGTGCGCTTAGGTGTAGAGCCTTTAGCGGCCTCGACAGTAAAAGAGCTGGGGGTAAACCTAATCATTTGCGTACCTCGGGGTTTCTATTGTTGTTTCTGTTTCTACTTCAGAGTCGCCCATGTAGGACTCGCTTAGGTATTCTTCTACGTCAAACTTAACGTAAGTGCCGTGGGGCAGTACGTTGTCGCTTGACAAGGTTTCTGAAATGCAGTCAATAAAGGCCTTGGCACCAAATAGGTAAAGGTCGGCGCGAGCGCCTTGTGACGTGGTGTATTGATAACTGCCTTGGTCGATTCCAGCAAGATAGTTGGGGATATTGGCGGCGCGGCAGAGTTCGCGGGCTTGGAAGTCGCGAGACTCGACAAGCAACATTTTGTCGGGGGTTGCCGTGGTGGCCTCGTATGTCAAGTACTCGTTAAGCGCAGCGGTTTGGTTTGTCATGCGCGCAGCGTTAAACGCGGCTGCCATGTCGGCTAGTTCTTGACCGCTCAAAGGTTCGCCACCAATTTGGCGCAAAACGCCAGCAGGAATGGCCGACTCCGCATTACGTCGT